GGAGATAGTGAATTAGCGTATCTTGATCTTACTGATATCTCTTTTATTACAGACTATGTATCTATAATAGATTATACTACAAATGATACTATTTATGCTATATCAGATACCTTTGAAGATGATTGTATAGTTTTGACACCAAATCCCGATTACATTAATGGTATTGGAAAGTTAGAATTAGATACAGATTCCTTATTTATTAGTGGAGATATATTAGTATATAAAGTAGGAGATAATATCCCTACTAAACTTAATATAACTGGAGTACCTACTAGGGATATGATGACTAGTCTATTAGATGCTCAATATACCCTATGTGATCTAGTAGTAGTATCTAGAGACCATAGTCCTGTGAGCTATGAATTAGATATCTACGAGATGGTAGATGCTGGAGTATATCAAGATCTGAATAGTGTTGATGCTAATCCTATAGGAGCAATTATTGAATCAGTATCCGATATAGTACCTTATGGATATGTCAGATTGGAAGGTCAATCATTAGATGCTAATGCATATACATCACTCCTTAACTATGCTAGAACTAATAATCTAATCATCAGTCTGGATGAATATCAACAAACTCTAGATACAAATGTTCTTTGTTATAAATTTGGATATACTGATGGTAGTTGGTATTTTCGAGTACCTAATATTCCAACTACTCCACGAAAAATTATGAAAGCATTTGATTATTCTATATAAAAAATATATATTAAGTGAGGATTATGTATGTCTATGAAGTATTATGGTGTTATAGGAAAAACTGTAAGTGTATGTGCACAACGATTTCCACAACCTCATTATATTGAAATGATAGGTCCCAATATCCATAATGGTATAGCTCGACCCGATGGAAGTTGGTCAGTACCACCTAAAGATAAAGATACGTTGATAGAAGAATATGTATCTAAGTATTATAGCATAAATGAAAGGTTACGGATAATTACAAAAGGAACAGAAGAAGAGAAACAGAAATTAGATGAAGTATTAGACAAAGCTAATAAGTTATATAGTAAAAGATGAAATAATGTATAGAGTACTCCCTCTACAAGAGAGGGAGTACTCTATACATCTTTACCCTATATGTTTTTGTAAAGCTATAGTTTTCATACATTCTACAAAGTTATGTTCTACCCGTTGTAAGTTATATACTAACATTCCATAAATATCAAAAGACTTAGCATAGGTATATGCTAAATTACTTAAGGTCTGCAGATCTGACTTTGTTACCTTTTCAATATCTTTGGAATCTATAATGTTTTGCATATACTTTTCTATAGTATCCAATTTTTTAATAATACGATTAGTTTGATCGTAATATTTCTCCATATCAATTAATCTAGCTAATAGATCATTAAATTCATTAGTAGACTTAAAGAGATCTCCATAAGTCTTTTCTTTTTCTTTATACTTTGGATTATCTACTTTAGACATATCTTTCTGTATCTTAGCTGTAACTTTATTATCTATCAAATTATTAGCATTTTTAATAATCTGACTAATATCACTATTACCTTCCAAGATGGTATCGTGGATATCTTTTATAGTCATCTCTAAGAGTCTGACTGTAGATTCCATATTGATATATTCTAAAGAAGATTCTAATGTATTTGTATATTCTAAATAGTCAGATTTCATACCTCTAGGTATAGGTAAATTTACATGCACTAGTTCCGTATATGACAATTTGTATATCTGTTTGACTGTAAACAAGTTAGATTCTTTATACCACTTGAGTTCACCTCGTTTAGTAGTTTTATGGAGTTTAGTTGTAATAGTTACAAAGGTATTGAATATACTACCAAAGGTATTTCCTATTCGAGTAATGATATTTTTAAGACCTTCATTTCCTACTACATCTAACTGTTCGTTGATGACTTCCAATTGGCGATATATTTCTACTAATTCAGTATTATATTCTGAGTATATCATAAGTTACATTCTCCTCTTATATATCTCTAACATAAGGGGAGCAGCTGCTGTAGTTGTAGTAGGTAATGATTCTACAGTAAATGCATTTCCTGAAGAAACTGCAGGCATAGCTAATCCCATAGATCCAGTCTGGACAATAACATTATTAGGTCTTTGAAAGTCATATGTAGCGATAACGCCTACCTGATCATTCCACTTTGGATCACACCATTGTCCGTTGATATATATCTTAGGAATAACATCTACACATTCAAAGAATGGATTATCTAAGATATATGTTTGGTTAGGTACAATTGATAAATTAGTTTTATGTGTATAGCTGCAGCCTTTCGGTACAGGGATACAACTACTAAAGGTATTATCTTCTTCTACATATATTTTTCCTATATATACTCTACATATTTCTACACCTTGAGAATTATACATTCGATTAGTTAATGTATTGAAATAATCACCTTCAGTAGGAATAGGATATTTTCCATAGTAAGGTTTATGGATAGTATGTCCTATTCCGCTGATATTTTTATTAGTATCAATATCTGCATAGATGTAGTGATATCCAGAAACTGGATCTACGCTAGGAGATATAGATTCTTTCATTATCGACATTGAAGAGGTAGTTATTTGGGAGATATAATATCTATTTCCGATACTATATGACACTTGCAGTCCAGATGGGCAGACTACCTGATTATCATCAAGTACTACAGTTTTTGCTGTAGGATCACATACTCCATAATCTGATTCTGATAGTGGAAATGACTGTACTTCTACAACCGTATTTGGTATAATATTTACTAACTGTTGTTCTCTAGTAAATACTATATCGTGTACATTTTTTATAGTTGCATATAGATCATTTCTTTCAATATCCATCACTTCAGACTCAGTGAGTGGAATACGTAAATTACTTACTTTATCCAATCCTAACTGAGCTTTTGTTATGCCATGAGGATTATTTTGATTTTCTTTATGTGAGTTGATAATTGTAAACAAAGTAGTACTACCCTTAGTAGTAAGTAATACTTCAGAAGAATTGAGTGTTGGATTATCACTTATACTATTAGGTATATTATCAAGATCTAATTGTTCTCTAGTAACACCATGTACATTACCTGTAGCATCTATATGTGCGAGTAATTGTGCTAGTACTGTCGATACTCTATCGTTGACAGTTCTCATATCCTGATCTGGATCTCTCATACCTTTAGGTAAATGAAATACTTTACCAATAGGTTGATGCGATTTGGCGTATACAAAAGCTCTTTCTGGAATATCGATAGTACTCAAAATACCGCCTATGTATCGTACATCTTTATCTAGTATAGTAGTATAATCTTCTACTAAAGTATCTGAGATATATACATATACGCCACTACCTTCAACATATAAGGTACGTTCAGAGGCTACATCTGCTAATATCTCAGACCACTCTTGTGTGAGGTCTGCCCATATTTTATCACTCATGTATATATTCCCCTACAAAGAATTCTGATGTTAATTCATCACTATAGTTTGAATAATATGTGATGCTTTTGATATACCCATCCAATTGTTCAGTACCGTATATGTTAGATCCGATAAATAAAGTATCGCATATATCAGGTAGTGTGGTAGTATCTATAGTTTCCAATCCTTGTACTAAATCTATAGTAGCGATCTGTTTTCCTGAATAAAAAGATTTAGCCTTAGGATACACAGTACTTAATATATAATCAGCTAATTCGATATTAGTACTTGGATCATCAGTGATATCCATATCTTCATATTCTTCACTATTTCCAATAAAGATCTGATCTCTATTGTTGATAGTAGTATTGGTACCTAAACTATCAATCCCTTTTACGAGATCTATAGTACCTACACTCTGAATACCGTCATATGTTTCTATGGATCTTTCGAGTACTGAAGATAATACAAAATCACAGAGTTGTGCATTGATATCAATATTATCGGTAGGATTTAGATCAACAAAGTTTAAACTATTACCAATATAGATAATACCACTATCTGGATCTATAGTACTACCGCCAGATACAGAAGTATTAGATTCCTTAAGTACATTCTGAAAATCAAATATAGCACATTTATCGTTACCATATAACAGTTCTTCATATTTATCAGTCAACAAATATCTCATAGCTTCAGAATATGTAATAGAAGTATCTTCTACAGTATTTCTAATGATAGGATTATCAGTATCAGCATAGATATGATATTTATGATTATACCCATAACTAAAGGTATTAGTTTCTGCAACATTAGGTCCTAACCAAGCATAATCGAGGATTTCATCAAATGTATTTATGGATTCGATATATAATTCTTGATTTCGAGTAATAGGAAATTTGCCACTCATGATAGCAGTAGTGTCATCTCCTAATGCGTAGAGATATTGTGTAGCATTTCGTTTGATATCTTTAGGCTTTTTGGCTTCTATTACAAAAGTACCATTTTTGAGACTAAACTTATCACGAAAAGGTACTTTGACAATAGTCGCTGGTCGTTCTACCAACAGATCTTCTGTCAAGATAGGAGGAGAAGCATTGACTCCACACTCTACTTGTCCTTGCCATAGATATCCAGACGTACATCCGTCTCCTATATATGTAGTATCTCCATCCAGGATATCTAAAAATAAAAAGTCTATAGTAGTATCGATAGTCTTTTGTGCTTTAAATGTGTGTATGATTCTAAACCAACCATTAGGAAATTTTATAACTTCTACACTATTGATAGTGTCATCGTAATGTATAGGTATATATCGTTCATCTATATTATTTAAGTTGATGTGCAATCTAGCAGTTTCTCCTGATAATCCGTCAGGTATACGAGTAGTAAAATAGGATCTATCTTTAGGATATACATAAATAGATGCAGTATATACTTTACCTATTTCAAATGGTATAGTAGGAGTAGACCATCCATGTTCTTTAGTAATATTAGTAACATCTTCATGATATTTAGATACTACCATTTCATGATTTGGTGATTCGATCTTATCTGATATGGTCTTATATCCACCAAAAAATGATCCACTCTCTAATGTAGTACTGTGAGTAATGAGATTTTTTCTTTTCCCCCAAATAGAGAAAAAAGGTTCACCATAACAATAATCGATAGGTAAAGTATGGGCTGGTACAGTATCTAGGTATCCATCGGGCTTATGATACATACAAGGAGCTGGTCTTTCTACAGAGATTTCACTATCTACACCTACTATAGACTGGATACTCCATGTAGGATAGGTATTAGGTACAATCCCTGGTAACATATCTCTAAACATTTCATTATGAGCATTTGGATCTTCCAGATGCTCATCATAAATACGTTTAGCTCCCTTTACAGATACTAACTTACTCGAGGATACTCCAGCTCGTGTAGTTTCGATATCTGCAATTTCTATATATTGAAATAATATCTTTATAAAAGTATCTATACTCCCGGTATATCCCAAATTGGTCCATTCTTTATACAACTCAGCAATAACACTCGTACCCATCGAATCGATGGTAGTCTTATGTGGATTGTTACTATTATGAATATGATCTTCCAATAATAGCATCATCCGTTCTAAGATTTGAGGATCAAAAGATTTCTTTATTTTCCTTATCTCATTCAATATCTCTGGAACAGTATATTGTGTAGTTTGTGACTCATTATGTTCACTGGCTTTTTTAGTAGAATATTCATCCCAATTGGATAATACTCCAGTTATACCAGTTTTTTGCGTTAAGGACATAATTTCTTTCTCCCTACGTTAATAAGTATATCAATTCCTCATCAGAACAAGAGGTTCCATAATGAGTAAACTGTTTAACATTTTCAATTTTTGTAGATTTAGTATCGTTTAAAAAATTATGAGGATTAGTACTTCGTGGTATAGAATAAACTACACCTTCTCCTTGAGTATTTCGTCGTCCTACAGTTATACTATTAGGATTTAGAGATATACTGAACTTATGGTTATTAGGAGAAATAGGAATATTGATCTGATCTATATCTATACCATCAAATACTTCTATAGTTAAGTTGAGTGGAGTACTTCTTTTACGACTCATAGATATGACATTAGTTAAAGAAATTATGTTATCTTCATCTTCCGTTATGTTAGTGGGTCGTAATAGGTTTTGGTAATCTACCAATATACAAGAAGTATCTTCTTCACTCAATGTAGGTAAAATATCTTCAATAGTATAAACCATAGCAGTAGAGTAAGGTACAGCATATTCCTCATACGTATAAGTTACATCATGAGTTACATTTAAATAATAGGTGTCTGTATATATAGTATCGGTATCTATATCGATTACAAAAGTACCACATCCATAATTTAATTTTTCTTCTATATCTAAGGTAGGATTGATATTTCTATCGATAGATCTGAGTATAGGTTTGGTTACAGGGACCCCCGATACTATTTTATCTAATATTGGTTTATGAGCATAGAGTGGACCTGTATGAAAAAGATATAATAATCTGATAAACTTTTCTACAGTCAAAGCTAGAGTTTCATCTTCTGATAGTAAGATATCATCAGAATCGGCCAAATGTATCTCGTTGAAAAATATAGTTCTAAATGATTCAAAAGAATCATAATTCCCATACGCTATCCATTTTTCATATATACTTTGTAATATCTTATTACTTAAGTCATTTAGATATGTATCGTGAGGATTATAGATATCGATAGAATGATCAGCTAATGCTCTTCTGAAATTTTGTAATTCTTCGATATCAAATATCTGCATAAGTTGTTTGATTATAGCATTGAGATTTCTCGTAGTAGATGGATGTAAAGTAACTTTCCCATAGAGAGTAGTGAAAGACATAAAATCTTTCATTTTTCCCATATATCTATTAGGCATAATTTTCCCCATTTGTGTGTTAGTATATTAGTCCTATAAGATGATTCGTATATATCTCGGATATATATTACTACAACAGATATACATCTAATAGTGATATATGTTTACATATGCAATCTTTTAATATAAGGAGATATCTATTATGCCTAAGTTTAACTACAAATTAGTCAATGCTAATCTGATAGATGAAGGAGATGCAATTGATTGGAATATGTGTATGTCTGAATGGGCTGATGCCTATTTGAATGATATCTATTCACAGTTTTATAGTATTGATTTATATGAGAATTCTAATATCTCTATAATGCTTCCAGAAACTCGAGAAGGTGTAGTAATTTATGGAGATAAGTATTTTACGTTTTTGGGTACAGATAGCTTTCTAAAACATATTTCAGAATTTACCCGTTTGGATACATCAGATGTCACTACTCCTAAATTTGAATTTGATTTTATGGAAGAAGATGAAAAGTTTTGTATATCATTAGATTGTCAAGATCTGTTAATAGAAAATCTGATTAGGTATATCGATTTGAGTATTACTATAGTCAGAATCTATACCATTACAAATCAGATCGAAAACTTGGCAGATATCGTAGACGATATAGAAAAACTGAAATATATTCCAATCTATAACCATTCTAAATTTGGAATTCTTCTTGATACCAAACTAAATAATATTTGGTTTGTTTTGGATGGATTAGTTATATTCTTCGGAAGAAAAAGTGATAGAATTCCTGCGAAACTCAAACAAGCTCTTTTGGCTGAGGTAGCCGAAACTGTCGAATGGTGAGGAAAGATATGATAACACAAATTAAAGATTTTTGTTTAGAGTTGATTAGGTCTATCAAATTGCGATGGGGATATGAGACTTTTGAAGATGATAATAGTTTAGTAGTTCGTGGTGAATTTCCTACACCTCTTACATACGAAGAGCTACAACAGATATATGATACGATTACGAAAAATAAGTATCTAGATATGGAACTTTTTCCTATAGGTAATGAGGATACTATCTATGTAGGGTTGGTAGTTTATCATAAAGGCACTAAGAGTTTACTTCATATCACTGATACTAAATTTGCATTTGTAGGAACTCTATTGTGTTATTTTCAATATTTTAGTCATATTAGAGTATTGAGATCTGGATTGTTTGAAAATAGAGTCATAAGCATAACTACGGATAAGTACAAATTCGATAGACCTATTGATATATTTACATTATCGTTAACTTCTCACGGGTAAGTAATAGGTTAATGGTATGAATAGAGGGATGAGTATTATAACTCATCCCTCTATATTCTAATCTATTCTTTGATGTTTTGTATATTTATATACACATTTGGAGCATCATATACAATTTATAAACTATATTTCTATGAGGTTAGATACATATGAGACAGGATATTGATGAATTTTTTATGGATATTGCAACCTTGGTAGCTTCGCGGTCTACATGTTGCAAACGTAAAGTTGGAGCGATTGCTGTTAGAGATAAACGTATTTTGTCAACAGGATATAACGGCGCACCAAGAGGAGTAGAACATTGTACTCCAGATACATGTCTTAGAAAAGATATACCTTCAGGTGAACAATTGGAAAGATGCATGGCTACACATGCTGAAGCAAATGTAGTTGCTAATGCAGCATATAATGGGGTATCTCTTAAAGATGCTGTATTATATTGTACAACTAAACCGTGTTTATCTTGTTGTAAGTTATTGATTAATGCTGGAATTAAAACTGTATATTATTTAAATGATTATCCTTCAGATATTACAGATAAGTTAGCAGCTGATGGATATATTGAATTTGTGTATAAATTATACACTCCGATCGAAAATAATACTTCTTTAGGTTCTGTTAATATGCATTATTTACACACATTGAGTAGTTGTTCTTAATGGTATTATAAAGAGAGGGTTATATATTTATGGGTATTCTTTCTGCATTAAATGTGTCAACTAGCGTATTTACTCCATATCTCAATACAGGTACTCAATTCGATCTTGCTACTGGTAAATTTGTTCCTGGAAAATCTAATATGATTCTCAATGGTGGACTAAGTAGAGTCAATGGTATTGTCGGTAGACCTCAGCGATATAAATCGACAGAAGCTTTATCGTTAGCAGTACGTGCAGCTGCTCGATATGAAGGTAGTGAACTACTGATTCACGATAGCGAATTCTCTATAGCAGGAAAGTCTCGTATTGTTGATATGTGTGACACTACTATAGATCCTGATGTTATAGCTTTGTGGGATAACTCTACTCACGATACAAGTTCTTTGTTTACTTTTATTAAACGATTAGTTGAACATAAAGTAAAGAACAAAAAAGATTACATAGTAGAGACTCCATTTATTGATAATAAGACACTCAAACCAAGAACTATGTTTGTTCCTACGATATTTGTCATTGACTCCATATCTAAACTCAACTCACTCAAAGAAGAAGAGTTATACGATAAACATCAATTGGGAGATTCCAAACTCAATACTGTATATATGAATGATGGGAATATGAAAACCCAAATGATGAGACAGATACCTGCACTTGCTGCTAAAGGTGGAATTTATTTTATTATTACAGCTCATATTGGAAATAAGTTTGATTTAGATCCTTATTCTAAATCACCTAAAGATTTACAATACATGAAAGCTAATGATAGTATTAAAAATGCAGGAAGTCAGTTTACTTTTTTGACATCTACTCTATTGGAAGCTCGTGGTATAAAAGTATTACAGGATTCAGATAAGAACTGTCAATATCCCGAATCGTTTAGTGTAGCTAATGAATTAAATCTTGTAGATACTATTGTGTGTAGATGTAAGAATAATGCATCTGGTCCAATTGTTCATCCTATCATTTCGCAATATCAAGGTATATTATCGGGGTTAAGTAACTTTCATTATCTGAAGAAAAATAAGATGTTTGGATTGGGTGGGAATAATGTTACTCAAACTTGCGATCTATTACCTAATATTCCCCTTACTAGAAAATCTGTACGTGCTAAATTGAGTGAAAACTATGAACTCGATAGAACAATTGAATTATTAGGACAATTGTGTTATATCCAAAATGAGTGGTCGACTTTCGGGTTAAGTGATTCGTTGAATATCAAACCCAAAGAGTTTGTTAATGGAGTACTGAAAGGTGGCAATGTAATTTCAGATATCCTTAATTCGAGAGGATATTGGACGTATAATAAGAAAGAGAAACGACCATATATGTCTATATTGGATGTAGTTGATCTCATTAATGGATCATAAAACTCAGGAGGGAGTAATTTATGATAGATGAACATATATTGCGACTATTTAGATTGGCAGATCTTGGAGAATTACCTGAAAACTTTACTGATACATTTTGAAGATTGGAATATTGTTACTGATGAAAATATAAGCGTTGCACATACTGCTGCATTGTATGGTAATCTGCCTATAGATTTTCCCCCAAACTGATTGGATAACTGATACAGGTATTACAGTACAACATTGTATTGATCGATATAAAGAGCTTTGTTCCATTCCACAATTAGTATGTCGACTTGAACAAGGAACTATTCGACACATGAACTTGAGTGAAGAACAAAGATTTAAGATGAAAGAAGATCATCATCGCAATATGTTTCGTATTCAAGTACTTAAAGGTCTATGTCATTATACTATGGAAAAGTTTGATTGGTTTCTTTCAGATTTTATGGCAAAGAAATCTAGAAAAGAAAATAAGGATATTAAAGATCAACTCTTTGTGGGTATCCTTACAAACGAGTTCTTTAAAGATATGTTGACTTATTTGGTAGATAGAGATAAGATATAGTAAATAGTATTGTAATATAAGAGAGGGATGTAATGTCCCTCTCTTATATACATTATATACAACTTGGAATTATTATTTTTTATCATACATAAAGGAGAAGTAAGTTATGAGTACATATGAATTACCAAAGATAAAGAGGTATGTAGAAGCTATTTTGAATCCTATCATTGTAGCATTACGGGATAGACAAGATAAACGTATTTCGGAATTACAAAATGAAATAGATGAATTACGAGATAGAATTAATATATTAGAAAATTCGTAGATAAAAATATCTATAAGTATATAGGACATAAGAGAAGGGATATGTCCCTTCTCTTATGTCTTAAATGTTATACAGTAAATTCTCTAGATGGCCATCCAGTAGTTACATCAAAATTTACTAATTCTGCATCTGATGTATTGTAGAGTTCATCCCTCTTTGTAGCTTGTGCATCAAAGCAAGCTTCTTTAAAATCAGCAATGATGTCATGTACAGTACGCAAAGTTATTTCATCTACTTGTAAACTATAAAATCCCATTTCATCATCAGTAGTAATTTGCCAATTGAGAAAAGGTTCTGTATATATTTCTCTTACATAATTAGTACCTAAGATATTTACAATATCAACAATATTAACTTCTTGATGAGTATCATTAACTACATTGTAATATAATTTGTTTGTTATATATGTCAATATTTCAGCGTCTGAAGGATACAACATAGTATTGATAGATTTGAGTATGATATCTGATGTAGAAATTCCTTCTACCGTTACATCATTTGTATTAGTACCATCGTTTTCTAATGCTACTATTTTTACTCTATATTCAGGAAATTGTATATTTGGATATATGGTATGTGTACCTATAGTTAACGAAGTACCTTCTGTAAATTCAACACTACCTATAGTAGTGCCTGTGGTGTCTGATATATTCGATATAGTGATAGTTTCTGTATCGACTAAAATTTCACTATTTACTTTGATATAGTTTTCTATAGATAATGCAAAATGTCCAGTTCCTGAAGTAGTTTCTGTAGATACTGTATCTACAATAAAATGTTTTGGTGGCCCTAGAGTTACTAGACATCCGACAGTAACGTCTATAGGGATAGGAGAATTAAAATATCCTCTACTAGTAGTATCGATAGTTAGGGTATCTATATCTGTATTGATAGGATTATCATTCCAATGTTTAGGATACCAAGATAATGCACTTTCTAACCACGTAAAGTCTGTAAGGTCTGTACCAAATCTGACATTATTGATATATACTCCACCATATGATAAAGATTTTCTATATTCTTTGATATCATTTTCAAGATCACTTCTGAGTTTTAGATAATCTATAGGTGGTTCAGTAGTAGTATAACCAGAAGGTAATGGACCTAATTCAGTAATAGTGACAGGATTACCATCCCCATCCCATACTGGAATATTTCTATAATCTTCTACTACAGACCAAGTATTTGTAGTGATATCAAATATTGGAATTTGGTTAGTAGTATATGTAGGTATTTCTTCAAATGTAGCATTTGCTGGTAGGAGATATGTATCTACTCCACTATGTACTGTTTCTAACGGATCTAATTTAGCAATACTAGTATTTGTATATTCAAAAGTAATGTGGTGATAATTGTATACGTTAGGTGCAGGCATTATTCATGAACTCCTCAATATTTAATACAAAACATTACGTTGATATTTTTAGGTCTAGTTTCAGATCCACCAGTTGGTTCGACAGAAAAATCTCCAACCCATTTAGAGCTCCGGATATCATAAAGAGTAGTTGTATTACTGACAGTATATTCTTTGAGGTCACCTAAAGTATTGTGATTATGGGATTGGATTTCACATGCCTGAATAGTACCTACATGATCTCCTGTAGTAGTATCTCCTCTATCTGTACGTAGATCTTTATCAGGATCAGTAGATGTACCATGTGACCAACCTCGTATAAACTGTCCTCGAGTATCTGGAAGTCTGAATTGCGTATCAGTACTTCCATAACTATCTCCTAAAATAGAATACAACTTACTATATGTGGTTTTGGATAACCATGATCCATCTAATTCTAGAAATCCACTAGGTAAATTTTCAGAAAACCAAATAGTAACAAATCCTGTAGGTATATGTGTATTTCCGAAAGCGGGTATAATTTGAGTACCATCTTCTGAAGTCATTAATGGTGTAGATTTGTATGTCCCATTTAACGTTAGCAATTTGTCGATATATTCAGAATTGCTTTCAATAGTAGCTATATCTAAAAAGATAGGCAGATCGTCCCAAAGATGTATACCATCACCTCGTTTGAGTATATTGATATCTGTAGCATAAAATATATTATTTACCGGCAGTGGTGTAGTTAAGAGTTTCCATTCAGCTTCTGTGCCTGATGGAAATGAGCATAATGCACTTATATCTATCATTGATATATCTCCTTATTGATATTCTAAATATGAATATAATCGAATATAAATTATAGTATGTTTCAGAGTAGTAGTTAACTATATAGAACAATGTGTAATAACATATATAGAGAGTCTCTCATAATAGAGAGACTCTCTATATAGATATAAAAGATAAGGATGTGATATTAATTCCAACTCAAAGATACGCCATGGATATTGATAGGTGAGTCAGTAATGGATCTGATACGCCATTTGACATCTGTACCTTCAGGAAATGTCTTATTAGAAGTAGCTACAACTTTACCTCCGATGATACCATTATCCTCACTGGCTACTCCATACGTCACAGTCAAAAGAGAAGGCGTTTCTGTATATGCACTCATGGGAATAGTATTAAGTATAGTAGCTGTCATTTGATTATTAGTAATAAGAGTAGCTTCAGCAAGTGCTGTATCTCTATCATTAGCAGCTACCCACTGTTCAGAAGCATCAAGATATTCAAAAGTACCTGCATTGTCTCGGACCACAGACTTCCATGTAGAGTTCTTATAGATTTTAAACTCTGTACCAAATTGGATAGTGTAGAAAATAGTACCGTTGTCTAACAATTCATCCATTTCAACGATCTTAACGTTAGTACTATTGACTACGAGAGAAGTAGTAAGTCCAGCTTTACCAAACAGACCTACTTGATCTGATCCAAGAGTATCTGAAATTTTAGAGATCCGTTCTACTGTATACGTACCTGATTGCATAAAGATATACTCCTGTAATTTTTTGTGTTATATGTGGAAATTAAGAAAAAGAAGAAACTTTAGTATATGTATCATTGTATTCTATTATCATAGGAATATGGCATGATTGGCATACTAACTTTCTTGTATTATATGATGTTGTATGTCTTAGCATTCCTAGATAACTATTTATGGAAGCTGTTAAATCTTCTAATGGAAGATATTTTTTATTTTTAGTTATCTTAAATACTTTTTCAATAGTATGTGGTCTTAGTTGTGTGTAGTATGGATAAATGATATATCCTACAAAATCTATACCGGAAGATATTTCATTGATATAGCATTTGTCGGGATGTAATGTTAGATGTAATTGATCATATAAATATTCATTTATAATTTTTTGATAGTACAATAAGTTATCTTTAGAGTAATCTAAGATAATAGCATCGTCTGCATATCTTAAATAATATTTACAATGTAATTGATGTTTGATATATTGATCTAATATATTGAGATATAGATTACTTAGAAATTGACTGGTGATATTTCCTATAGGTAATCCAACATCTTTTGGTCTATTGAATAATGATTTATGTTGAGGCAATTGTAATACTTCATTATGATAATTACCCATATAAATAGGATCTATTGTAGGATCGTTAAATATAACTTGGTATAATAATTTTTTGATAATAGTTCTACTAATTAAAGGTTCAACTATATTCCATAAAATATTTTTATCTATAGATCCAAAAAAGTTGGTAATGTCAAATTTGAAATAATATGCTGTTTTTGTATATGTATGGGTTATACTTTTACAAAAATGATCTAGACGATAAGCTGCAGCTAAGGTACCTCTATTTTCGATACAACTATAGGTATCTTCGATAAATCTTTTTTCGATATATTTAAGATTGTTATATATCAAATGATGAACTATTCTATCTCTGAAAGTTGCTGCCCATACTTCTCTAATTTTAGGATCAGTAATAATAAATACTATTGATTGTTGTATTTGATATGTGTATGTATTTAATTCTACCAATAACTGTCTAAGATTGTTTAAATGATCTAATTCAAAATCTAGTTGGGTATTTTTATAACGTTTTGAGTTTCGACAATCCAAATAGGCGTGTAATAACTCCTCAAATAATATCTCATTGTCGGGTAGTATATCTATCATTATATCATCTCCGGACAGGAACGACTCCATACTGATTGTGCCGATCGCTGGCGTTCACCCCACCGCTCGAATGCACGAGCCACGAGTTAGTAGTCGAGTATTGTAGTTTATACATTTGTTACCATCGAAGACGTTTCCGCCTTCGATAGTATTTATATGAAATATAAAATATAACCATAGAAGGTAGTATAAACCGAGATGATAGTACTCTAATAACTTCATTAGGAAGATATTATTCTGACAGATAGATATACAATATACTAGGTATAATTTGGAATAATTATATTAAGTATTATTAGTTATTTACTTTTAAAGAATTGATCCATTTATCTGTTTGTTCTAACATTTTTACTAATTCAATAATGAAATACTCATATTTAGCTCTTTTTATTATTCCTAAGTGTAAGGCAATATTAAGTTGAATAGTGACTGCAGTTATATTATTTTTAAGTACTTGTAATCCATTAAATTTAGATAAATCGTCAGGAACAGTATATGTCCAACAAATTAATTCAACACAATACATCATAGTATTAGTTAAATTGGTGCCCAATGAATATTTATAAAGTTTATTCATTTTACTGACATATTTATGCATTTCTGTAATTACTTGCAATCCGACCTTATATAATTGTATCTTCTGGTAAGCTAATGGCATAAGAATTTCGTATGAGATAAAAGGATTAAAGGATAGGTAGTGTAGGATATTACTACCTATCCTACACTACCTTATAGATAAAATAAACTATTTGGAGAGTTTAAGCGTCTCCTTTCCTACGATTTTCAATCGTACGGTATAGAAGTAGTTTACTACTTCTATAGCAAATTCCGACGCTTCCCAATTTTAAAGAGTTAAGAATTAAGATATGGCCATATACCAGCGTATAGTAAATAGTTTATACTACAAAACTATTTACTATACTACTACTCTCCGGACAGGAACGACTCCAAACTGACCGTCCCGACCGCTGCGGTACACCCCACCGCTCGAATACACGTTCCACGAGTAAGTAGTCGAGTCGTATTGACTACTAGACCATACATAAGTATTTGGCCATGTCATACCTAGTAATGATCTATTTTCATAGATATAGTACAACTCATTTACATTAGGTAGAAAATAGTCATTACATCCATCATGTACTAGATTATTACAATAGTGAGCTGGGTTATCGTTAGGATCAGTATAAGCATCATCTCCACTTTGAGTACATAAGCGTTGAGTATTATACAATCCAGTACGAGTATCTGTCCAAGTATTGGAAGTACTACAAGCCAACCCTAAGCTATCAGTATTTACATTATAATATCCATACTTCTTATCGGTAAACACACTACTACTAGGTACTACTATATACCCAGTCTGACCATCTGCAAAGGTATATGGACCTATGGCTGTGCCACCTGCTACTGCTACACCATGTCCTATAAACTGATCAGCCATAGTGATATGTATACTACTACCAGCTTTACTCCATCCCAGAGTCTGTCCTTCTTGGTATCCTCTCAGATAGAGACTCTGTGATGTGACTAGACCATCAGCTTCCGTTATCTCTACACTATTTTCTGTACTGGTAGGTGAACATAAGATATTCAAAAATTCACTATCAGTGGCTACATCGACCCTACTTCCAATTTGAGTATCAGTAAGACCATAAGGATCAAAAGTACTCAACTCTACAGTCATAGGAGCCATCACGCCCACTTCATTATCACTAGGCGATACAATAGTCGGCGGCAATACCCTATATACATCATCACAATTATAAGTTACACTATCTACAGCTGTACCATCTCCAGATATACCTGTAATTTTGATAGTACCTACAGTAGCGATAGTCATGTATGATCCTACAATGATATCACTAGATACTGCACTATCAAAGTGTCCACTCGTATAGGCTGTATCTACAGTAAACTGACTAATATTTCCTTTATCGTCTACGATCTCGAAATCGCTAGGTATAACAATCTTACTATCGTTCTCTTCATCAAAACTACAATCTCCAGTATAGATCTTGATAACATCGCCAGACATACGACTCTGTTGTACTGGAGTATATGCCCAATTAGTACCACCATCTCTAGAGATTTCAAAGAACAATTCGATGTTAGTATTAGTTTCAGTAGATCTAAAAAATGTATGTATAGTAGATGGAGATACTTCTAAAGTTTCACTCATGGCCTGAATAGTACCTTCAGTAAGAGTATACATACCAGTAGTTGCATCATATGTACTATTTATACTTACGGCAGTATCGATATGACTCTCATCTTCAAATTCATCTACATACCCGTTAGGCATATTGAGTTTTACTTGATCATCTTCTACCAACTGTTTCATTACCAACCAAGTGATGATATCATCTTTAGTAGAACTGTTGTCATCGATAGTAGGTATTACATCTTCAGACAATTTACCATTAGCACCAACTACTGGGACCTGACCAGCTGTAATGCCGACATCTTTAGCTGCTGCACTATTAGCCCCTACGATATCATTTAACAGATGAGTATGTACTTTAGGAGACTTATCTGCTAAAGCTACATTCATCATATTTACCGTAGCTAGATCTGACAAAGTAAAATCAGTTAAAGTAAATCCATCACCTTGACTATTGACTACTAACAACTTATTAGCATCTACAGCATTGATATTGGGAAAATTGTTTTTAAATGTTTCAACATCCCCAGCAGTAGTAGCATCAAAAAATACTGGCAAATGGACAAATAAAGTATTCCCATCACCCAACTTAAACTGTTGAGTATCTGTTGAGTATACCAACAGACCTTGGGGAATAACAACATCGACAAGATTCCACTCATCAGATGTACCATTATTCATTTGCATTAAAGCATTGATCTCTTTCAACATACCATACGCTCCTTTTAATATTTGGTATAATAGATTTATAATGCCAACACGGTTTCTCTAGTCGAGTAGCTTTGTATAAAATGGTCTAATTATATAATCACAAATAATATAAGTTATCCATCGTATAGGAGGATAAATGTTATGCCATCATTTTACAAAATTATAGACGAATCCATTACTCAAATGATCCAACCTATATCAGAACAACTTATTCAAAAACTATTTAAAACTTTAGGTATTTGGGATACTATAAAAGATTCTATTTATTATAATAGTCCCGGTAGTGCAGCGTCACAAACTAGTGATAAGAATCATCGTCCTAAACTGACTACTAATCGTGTAGATATCGAAGTTGTTCCCAATTTTAATAGTGCTGATGTAAAGTGGCCTATGACTACATCAAAATATACTCCAGCATATGGAACTTCATTATTTGATAAACACGAAAACCATTCACTCTTTATTGACAAAAGAGCTAATATATATTTACAAGAACAATTAGTTCCTTGTTCAGTAAATCTCAATATACAATTTTCATTTAAGTATAAAGAGTTAGCATATCAAGTTCTGGATGCTATATATAGTAGACACTATACTGGATCTATAATAGAATATAATGATATATATTATTCATATCCATTTCCAATTGCTATTTTCAAGATATTACATATCTTGTACAACATGAAAGAGTTTGATATAGATATGACATTTGCTAAATATCTTAAATACGGTAGTAATGATAATGTAAGTTATTTAAAGTCTCGAAACAAAGATAATACACAAATCATCATTCAGAAGAATCAGTTTAGAGTATTATCTGAGTTACTTACTTCTGTCGAACAACCTGATTCACAAAAAATAAATAAATTACCTGATGTTTGGAATATCCCTATATCTTTTTATTATCAATTTTCTAGACCTAATACATTAGCTTTATATTATCCAACTACTATAGAAAATAAGTTGATACCTGTAGAAATATGTCCACAAGTAGAACCTTATCATCCTACCGATATAGAAGGAGTCAATGTTGATGTAGTTATGCAACAATATATATCTAAACAATATACTAAAAAGTATGTACAACATATAGTTAGATATCCAGCTTTTGATGATTGGGAGATTCCTACATACAATAACAATATGCACAATAATCCATACAAACATTTCTTTATAGGGACTTTATTGTTAGATCCTACATCTCCAGAAGGTGAACAGATATCAAAGATAGATCTCATAAATGAATTACCTAACGATAGTAAATTACATCCTATCCTTATTGAAACTTTAAAACTCCAAGGAAGAGCATCATTCAATACCGATGCACTATTTAATATATCTGTATATGCTAACGATGTACAGGTAGATCCTTCGCTGTTGGATATAGATCAAGACTTAGTAGTATATGTAAAATCTACTATTAAACATAAACGATATCATATAGTTTTAAGTGAATTGTTAGATATAAAAAATCTTAATTCAAGATATACACCTATACTTATAAAATATGACAATTTCTTTGCATCGACTATTATCAGACAGTTGGATATATTAAAAGAAAAAGGTGATATCTATATAGATAATGGATTAGTATATCCAAATCGAGATAAATATACACCTACCAATGCAGTTAAGTATGAAGACTTAGATGGATATGAAGAAATAGAAGACAAACAACTATTGGTGACCAAAGCCAATAGACCTTTATTAGAGGGACAAGGAGGTACCAATGGCTTTAGCTACCCATTCAGAGTCGGTAGATATACTATCACAACAAGATAAATCTAAAATCATTAAAGATGGTGAAGCTGATGTAAAAGATACATTCATCAATAGAACTGCTATATCTCCAAATCGGTATAATTCTATATATGGTACATTGATGGGATATGCAGATGGTGCACCTATCGAGATTGAATATTATCATCGAATTGCACCTATCGTATCGCAGACTGGAGAAATTGACTATACTATTTTTCGACATAGTGTACATGATGAGTATAGTCTTATTCATGATTTTGAGTTAAGATTAGAAGGACAACTAGATATCTCTTATGATGAAGAAACTACAATTATGACTATCGTAGGATCAGGATTGACATATCCTGGACTCAATCCATATGTAGGTGATGTTTTCCTATATGCATTACCTGATAATCAAATTGGCATTTTCATTATTGATAATGTTACAAGATTATCTATTCAACAAGGTACTTATCATAAAGTATCTTTTCGATTAGTTGAATATGCTGACGAAGAGCTTGGTAATGTAGAAAAATTAAATCAATCTGTTAGTGAAGAACTATATTTCGATAAACAGAAATATCTATCACATAATGCAACACTATTGACTACTGATAGTTATATACATCTTCGTACACTTCGACGATATCGAGAATTGTTAGTTCAACATTTCTTCCAGACGTATTATTATAAAGAGTATAATACTGTTATGCGATTGGATGGTGTATATGATCCATATGTAGTTGAGTTTATTCAAGCCAAAGTATCCTATTTAGATGTTCCAGAATTGCCTATGCAGATATATCCAGAAGCTACTGACTATTATTCATCTATTTGGTTTTTGTTGACCGGAGCTACCCATTGTGATGTTAGTGCACTCAGATATAAATTTTATACATTAAAAAATACTTCTGAGCTATGGGATGCTAATATTACAGGATTACTCAATAGACAATTTATACATCTAGATGATAGTGAATTAATCAACACTAAAAAAGAAGAATTGTTAGTAGTTGATCCTAATGAAGAAGAGACCTATATTTTATCTAAAGCGTTTTATATGGGCGATAAAACTACTATGACAGAATTTGAAATTGTATTATATGATACGATTATAGATTATACTAGTCTCGATATAAATAACTTAATTGAAGTATATTTAAAAGATTTTAGAAATCTTGAACAACCATCAGCATTTTATTTCATATGCCTCTATATATACCTTATAGATGTAGCTATTACAAATATTACATAAGTAGGAGGTATATCAATTATTATGCTACCAAGAAATAAAAAGTATAAATCGTACGATGGGGAAAAAGTATATCTAACAGCAGTCGACTATATAAACAATAGACCGTTTGAAGTCATTTCTCCTATCTACTATACACCACTTCCTGATCCTATACTAGACGGAGAAATAGATCCTACGTATTATGAAGATAGTGGTGCTATGGGCAGATCTGTAGCTACTATAGCCCAAATGGTTGATATGCGTGCTAATAATATACCATTCTCTTTAGTCAATGTTGTAGATAATATCAAGATCAAAGAATATCTCGATATGTATGTAACTGAATTATATCTCCATAAAGAGAATCCTCAAGCTAAAGCATATTTAGAAAAGTTATCAACATTACAACAAGAGCTTACTAATAATTGTAAGAAATTGGCGTATAATGATAAATTCTTTGAAAAGCAATATGTTGACAAAAATTTATTTCTACTTATAATGGGTCAAGGTGAACATGCTGATGCTATAACGGAGAAATATCGTGTTGTATCAACTAAGTAAACAACTATCATCTCGTATTGACGAAGTGATTGACAATACTTCTAGTAATATAATGAAAATAGATTATGACATATCTGTTAGTGATTATCCAGATATAGTTATAGAAAATACGATTTTAGAAGAGTTGTCTGTAGATCAGAATTTTGATGCTAACTATATGGATGATATAGAGTTAGTAATCTCTATGCATCCTTCTCAGTATGTAAAGTTAGTTGATCATCATCAAGATATTAATATCAGTCTCAAATTCTTATATATAGATCATCTTACTAACAAAACAGATGTAACTAAGTTACCTAAGATATATCAATATAAAGGCATTATCAAAAATACTAAAGATCTAGCAAAACAATTTCATATATCTTCATATCAGAATAAAGAAGAGACTCCACAATATGACGATCAAATATCTGCTCGTATAAATGTAGTATTTCAACTATTAGAAGTAAATGCTTACAATTTAAGGCATAAACAATTTAATAGTATGTTTAGTAAAGTGACAGTCAAACAAGTAATTGAGTATATAGTTGCAGCGTATGGGATTGCTAAACTTTCATTAATTGAGCCTGACAATACTACTGTATACGATCACATCATTATACCTCCAGGGCACGATTTTTCTTCCCTATTTACATATATACAAAATAGATATGGAGTTTACTTTAAAGGATTGACTTATTACTACACAAATGGAGTTCTTTATATTTATCCACCATTTGAAACAAATCCTATTAAATCTAAATCTCTAAATCTATATAACGTACCTCAGAATCAATATGCCGGATTGGAGAGTTATCATACCTATAAGGATCAAGATATACATGTAGTGTCCAATACTACTTCCGATACTATCAATTTATCAGAACTTGGACAAGAAGAAGTAGGTAATGCTACCTCTTTTATACGAGCTGACACTCTGTTAGATGCCTTTCAAGAATATAAAGGTTCTAAAGGTGTTGATATAAATAATAAGAATACAGTTACTGCAGAAACTACTACCAAAAAGGGTATGATGAAAAATTTATATTATCAAAAATACAGAAACCCAACAATCAATGTATTTAAAGAAACTAGTAGGTTAGAAGCTACTAACGCTACTATGTTAATATTAGGATGGGTACATAGTACATGGTTTGAAATAGAACCTGGACATAAGACTATCTACCACTATGATGACGATGGTAAATATGATACTCGAACAGGTTCATGTAATCATATAAAATATGAATTTACTTGTATAGGTCGAGTAAATGAATATATATTTGATTGTTCTGCTACTTTATCTATACGACTTGAACAAAAATAGATATAATATAAGGAGAGTACCCTACTGGGGTACTCTCCTATATGGATACGTTTTATGCGTATTTTTCTAATTTTTCTAATTGGTTAGTTATTTTCTTTTTTACATTACTTTTGATTAAAGGATCTCTTATATTATCCCAAAATCTAGACCTTTCAATAGTTGGCTGTTTTCGTACAAGATATCTCAACAAGTTCTTAGTACTTTGTCTAGAAGTATCTAATAGAAATGTATCAAATACTAAATCTACCCATGAAGCATCTCGTAAATATCTTTGCCACATATATTGTCTAAGGAAAGGTATATGTGTATATTGTAAAAGATTATCTAGATAGGTAATTGCATTACTATTAGTTAATTGTATACTATTTAAAAATTCTTCAGGTCTAACTTTTCGCATTCTCACATCTTGTATCTTTTTCCAAATTTCTTTCATTGCAGTTTCATATTGTAATCCTACATAACTATATGTCTGATCTGTTATAGTATCAGCTAAATGATGTTTATTGATATCATTAGAATCTTGTAAGGTAAATAATCTATGTATCTCATTCCGTAACCATATATTTTGTAAATCATCCATCAATTTATCAATTACATACTTATGAATAAATTGTTGAATGGGTAATACTATATCTTCTGACTGTTCAGTATATTCGATATATTTAAAATACATAAACCCTAACAACACAGGATCTAGTGTAAATACTACATAACTAGGAGTAAGGACTTTAAAAGCTATTTGATCTGTCAATACATTAGTAGTATACTCATTACTATCATGATCTATACATCGTAAAGGTTTTACATTTATCCAACTTTGCCAATCTTTATCCATAGGATATAAAGATAAAGGATCTTCACATTCACACGGTAACAGATACTCCATACAAGTATATAGCTTCTTTGTTACAAAAGTTTTCTTATATACATTATTAGTTGCATTATTATCATAGATTTCCATCCAATCCCGTTTTACTATATCAAAGTAATTAGTAAATCTTTCAAAATCATTAGGTAGACTTTTCAAATACTTTAAATCAACAAGACCCAATATATGTTTCAATATAGTTACACCTTTAGTTTCGCTTCCACCAAACGCATAATGTCTATCTTTCAATAGAGCATTTCTTACTACTAAGGTATTAAGATAGTTGTTATAGTGTGGTAATATATTCGCATTGTATGTAGTATCATTTATTATAAACTTTTTCATATATTCCAATAGCATAATCATATCTCCTTATAACCATACTGGTTTATTTGAGTTATATCATAACTGACTTATATACTTATTTTCTATAGAATTTAATTTACCTATTTGGTGGTTATATATTTAAAAACATACCAAAAGCATAATGTGTGTATCTGGAACATTGTGTTCAATTGGTAATTTTACTAACTTTAATATTTGATTAATTTTTCAAATATACATTATTATTGTGATGTCAGTATATGAATGATAAATTAAATTTTATTGTTTATATACATATTACAAATGTCTGCGGTTACTAGTGCCGCACTATTTAACCTTCCATGGAGGAATTGTTATGGCGATTAGTAAGAAAGGTGCAACGACTGAAACAAAGAAGCCTATCGAAGAAGAAGTTCCTACTGGTGGAACCGTACCTGGTGCTTCCGCTCCTAATCCGACAAGTTTTGCAGATATCATTTCTGCATTCGGTACTTCTGCTAACATTTCAACTGCCGGTACTGAATATGTAAAAGCAGTTCGTCATGAGTTGGAAGATGCTGCTCGTGGGCTGTCTGTTGAGACTCGACAGTTGAATGAACCATCCGGCGCTATTCTGTTTGCAATGGGTAAGGTTGGTATTGTTCTTAACTTCGAAGAAGCTGTTGGTACAGATATCCAGTTTCCTACTTCCATCGTGAATGTAGTAGCAATTCGTTCTGCTGCTGCAATGATGGGTTCAGATTTCCGTGTACTCAATTGTATCATTGTTACATCGGAAGATTATGATCGCCCCAAGTTTATGGCCGATCATATCAGCGCTATCTTCAAAGCGTATCGGTCTGAAGTAGTCAATGACATGACTATTGAAGCCATGTCAAAGATTCAGTATACTACGGATATCGATGTATCCAGAACCAAGAAGTTTGTTGAATCTCTGTCACCCCATAAGATCCAGTCTCGTGGAGATTTTGGATTTACTATCAACATGAAGAAGGATGATCTTCTCAACATGGGCGGTAGACAGGATCAATATCAGCAGGCTCGATTTACTCCTATTGTCGGGGTACTGGCTTATGTCGAATTCCTACCTTCGTTTGCCGATGGGATGACTACCAAATATGTGCCCATTGTACACATCACTGATATCGTATCTTCTCTGCCCACCATGTCCATGGCTGCAACTGCCATCTCGGTTGCTGCTGATCTGTTCATCGGTAAAGGATTGTGGAGAAATCAGTTTACTTCGTTCGAATCGGATAAGCCGAATATTGGTAATTTGATTCGTACGGAAAATGGTCAGCCTTGGGCTGCATCTTCTGTTGAAGAGCGCGATCAGTTTATTAACATCTATTGTGAACGTCCTGTTCTGGCAATTGACATTGTTGATGGTCGAGCTCGTATTCCTCGTATTGAATTGTTGGCCGATCGGACTCAGGAAGCCGATGACCTTATCAGAAATATCTTTGGACAGTTCCTTGGATTGAATATTCCCAACAATATTGTTCCCGCACGTTCAGTATTTGAAGAATTTGTTGGATATGTTGCTCGTAGTGGGAATGTGTACGATAGTCGTATTGTTGACTATCTGTCCTGCGTAAGGTCGATGGGGAATAATCCTCGTGTGACTGAGTTGATGAGAAGAGATATCGATCCCATGCCTCGGGCTGATTTGGTTCGAGAAATCATGAGTGAATTCCGTCGGCTGTATATCAGTCAGACTTGCGTACTGGATGCTGAGCTCGTCAGAACGATGGGCGAAGTCGTACATAAGGTACTGAACATCTCCACCAGTCTAGTGTCCATGTCTGGTATCAATATGGATCTGATCATGAAGCAGTCTGAAGCTTATGGTTCGGGTTCGTTCGCAGTTACGTCCGCAATGGGTTCCCGTTATGGACAGGGAAGGTACCATTATCAGAATCCAGCAGGATACTACCGGTAGTATGTAGTATAAAGAGACACTCTCATTTCGAGAGTGTCTCTTTATATTTTATCAATAGAATTAATAATTAACAGGAGACTATAGATCTTATGGATAATACAATTTATATTTTGGTATATGCATTTCAGATAGAAACTCGATCATTCCTTAAGATATTACTAACTACTACCACAGACCAATTCGAAGCAGTTGGTGGGAGTGTTGAATATTTCAGAGAGCCTGAATCTATTAAGGCGTCCAAAGATCTTATCAATAGAAAATGTCTACCATTTTCGGACAACAAAGATTGGGATATCGTAGATCAAGAAATACTAAATGTAGTAGGTGTCGATACTACTACATCAACCACTAGAGATGGTGTGTCCAATACTCCGACTATCTTACCGGAGAATTATACATTAGAATTTACATCAAAACATGTTAATGCAGCGGGATGTGTACGAAAATTTACTACAGCGCCAATTGGAGATTGGGCAAAACTTTTAGCTTATAAGATACCACCATCGTATCCTGAGATGGATAATGTCGATATTACAACTCCTGAAAAAGTTATCGAAACAATAATCACTTCTGAAAAGTATCTTGAAAAATCCAAAGAAAATAATACAATGTTGTCTGTTGTTGATTATATTTTAGATTATAATAACAATTCGACTAAATCATATTCTATACCTACTATTGACATGTTGGTACTTTTGGCTGAGAAAACTGATCTGTTGAATATTATGCAACAAAAAGGGATATCTAAAGTATGGTCATGTACACCTGCAAGTGGTGTAGGTTGGATTTGGGGAATGGATAAATATGGTCAGGCTTATCCTCAACATTATACTGACCAACTTACAGTTATTCCTAGTACTTGGGAGTGGGTGAGTGAGTAAATAATTTCTTACTTATTTCGACTATAAAATAAAGGGATATATAGTACAGAATTGTATGTCCCTTTATTTTTTATTACATTTGTAGATATATATTATTAAAGTGTATAGATCCATCTCCATATATATTCTAACTAAGGAGGGAATACGTATATGGAAGAAACTATAAATAGGATGTTAGGAATTATAAATCTGGATGAGATGTTTTCAAATAATCCAGATGCTGTACTCGTCAATAGTATAGATTTTACAGAAACTCATTTTGCAGAAGCTGTCACTAACTTAGTATATACTGAAAATAAGAATGAGGATATTGGGTATATAGCCGAGTGTGAATGTGGAAATCTCAAAGGTAATTATTATATTGGATCTAAATGCCCTATCTGTAAATCTATTGTAGATTCACAATTTGTAGATTCACTTAAACACAAAGTGTGGATCGGTACACCTCCAGGTATTACTGCATTTATGCATCCAGTTGCTTACATGATATTATCCGATTGGTTAAAGAAATCCAATGAATCATATCTAGATATCATGTTAGACGTAGATGCTATTATTCCTGAAGAACTTTCAGATGTTATCCTTGGACAAGGTTTTAATTATGTTAAGGAAAACTTTGATTATCTGATGGATTATTTTCTTCATGTTCACTACAAAACTCGAACTAAGAAACAAGTAAATTATATCAAATGGTTTCTGAATGAGTATAGGGACAGAATTTGGTGTACTAAGTTACCTATACTATCGAATGAACTTCACCCCATTCATAAAGAAGGACGATCCTTAACCTATGCAGATAGTAGTAGTAAAGATATCTTATCTGCAATTATTGATCTTGTAACTATTCCATTTACTCTGAGAACAGTAGTAACTCATCCAACCAAATTAGAACAGGTTACATTTGGTGCATATAAATCCTATGTAATCTATTTAACAAAGATCATAAGAGAAAAGTTAGCATCAAAAGAAGGATTGATTAGAAAACATATCTTTGGTACTAGATTGCATGGTACATTTAGATCTGTTATCATTCCAATAATTGGACCACAACAAGCAGATGAAATCCACATTCCGTGGAAGATTGGAGTAAATACTTATAAATTGATGATTATGAACATCTTAATCAACCGTCACGGATATGAAGTCATTGATGCATTGGCTAAGGTTACAAAAGCCTTAGTTGTATACGATCCTGACATTGATAAAATATTCAAAACCCTTATTGAAGAAGCTGCCTATGTTGACGAAAATGGACAACAAGTAGATTTGCTAGGATTGCCTGTATTATTACAGAGAAATCCTAGTCTAGTCCATCAATCTATTCAGTTAGTATTTGTAACTAAAGTCAAACGAGATATAACGGATACTACAATAGCAATTTCGAGTGCTATTGTAAAAGGCCCAAATGCAGATGGACATCTACATAGATAAAAGCCAAGATAACTTGGTTAAAAAATTCCCAAAACTTCTTAACACTCTATTACTATAATATAAGAAACCCCAAGATTCTTTAATTAATAGAGGAGTGTTACTGTGTTTAAAACAAAAATTTTACCCTGTTGTCGGAATGCGGAATATACAGTTTCTTCTGATGGTTATGTGTATAGTCCCAGTGGAACAAAACTTTTAGATAGCTCTACGGACAAGTATTGTAGAGTTCGAATCAAGCTAAATGACAAGTGGACATCGTACCCTGTCGCTAGATTAGTATTAGAGACTTTTCGTCCTGTTAATAATTATGAGAATTTGAAAATTGTACATCTCGATGGAAATCTTAAAAATTGTAAGTTATTAAATTTAGTGTGGTTTGCTCAATTAGGGTTACCTATAGTAGATGAGTGGAAAAAAGATAATAATTATGTACACATACCCGGATATTCGCGATATGTAATTAATAGAGAGGGAACAATTAGGGTTGCTAAGACTACAGAAATAGTTCCAGGGTGGTTACATCAATATTACATGGTTTCATTGAAAGCAGATGATGATGTACATAGAAATTGTTTAGTTCATCGTTTAGTAGCTATGGCATTTATACCAATTCCAGAAAAGTTAAGAAAACTATTTAGTAAATTACTTGTCAACCATATCGATGGAAACAAACAGAATTGTTCTTTTGAAAATTTAGAATGGTGTACATATAAACAGAATTTAGAACACGCCTTACAGACAGGACTTAATTCCTGTATAAAAGTAGTATATCTGAAAGATATTCATACTGGGAAGATTACTGAATATTTAGGTTTAAACCGACTAGCTAAGAAATTAGGTATTGATGCTGCTACACTATCAGAGAATATTTCGTGCGATCGTAAGAAAATACTTTGTGGTAAGTACTTATTATCTTGTGATAAAGATTCTTTTGCTACCCCAGTAGATAAAAGAGCTCCAACAAAAGCAATTGCTATAGTTGCTAAAAATTTATCGACAGATGAAGATACCGAATATCCCAGTATATCTGCAGCGTGGAACGATTTGCGACAATGTGGCTTAAAAAAGACTAGTATGAAAAGAAGACTTAGAAATAAAAATTTGTATCAAGTTCCTCTTAATGGGTATGTATTTAAACGCAAAGGCGATAGATGGGATATAAAGAATACGCACAAGTATACAAAAAAGCCGGTGTATGTTAAAACGATTGGTGGAGAAGACATAAGACTGTACAATAGTGCACGGGAATGTTCTAGACACTTGGGTATATCTCCGGATATAGTTTGGACATTCTTAAATTCTGATAAAGATAAGTATACAATTGGGAATTTTGTATTACTTAAATCTATGTAGTAAGTCTCTCATAACAGTAATGTTGTGATGAAAACCTCTTGAATTGCTGGAAACTCCTAAAGCTCTGTACACTACAACGTGATCTGAAAAGATGGGCGTGAATGTCTAAAAAGTATGGAGATATGTGGACAATCAGCAG